GGTGATGCGGGTAAACTGGATGGTCTTGCCGTTGTTCAGCGGCAGGGTGCGCTTCTGGGCGTCACGATTGTGGATCAGCTCGGGCATAACCTCTTTCATGAAGTTACGTTCGTAAAACTTGATAACCGACGGCGCTACACCAGCGTCATAGGTATAGTTGGTGTTATAAGCCGCATTGGGGGTAATAGGCATATGCTCACTCCTTTACTTATTTGCGCATGTCGTATACCTTCCCCTCGCCAAGATTTTTCAGCAGCCGGTCAAACTGTGCATCGCTCATATTGGCGATTTCGCCAGCGTCGGCAGCGGTGCCCATGGCACTGTTGGAGGACCGGACAGGAGAAGGGACGCGGCGCCGTGGCTGGCTCATGGCCTCCGCAACGTCGTAAAAGTCCCATTCACCGCTGAGGATTTTTTCTTGGACTTCGGGGTCGGTCTGGTACAGAGCCGCTACATCCAGGCCGCGGCTGGCCTTGATCTTGTCCGCCTGAGCAGCCAGGATGGTGGCGCGTGCTTTCGTTTCCGCGTCGGGTCCTGCTTGCTGCTGGAATGAGGCGAACCGACCGTCAGGGGTACGGGGTTGCTGGTTCTTTGGCGTCTGGTCAGGCTCGGAGGACGGAATGCCCGCCATCGCCTTGACGTATTTCAGCGCCATTTCCTTGGATTTGATTTCGCCGGAGGCGACAAGCTGATCAGCCTGCCGCTCATACATGCTTTCGCGCAAAGGCTCAAGCGACGCGGCAAATTCAGCGCGGAGGCGGGTTTCCTGCTCTTGCAGCGCCTTGCTGACGGCCGCATCCATCTTTTTACGCATCCAGCCAGGTTCGCTTTTGGCGGGCTGTTCCTGCGCGCTTTGCTGTCCGTTGTCCTGCTGCTGTTCTTCCGGCTGGTCGGTGATTTCGTCCAGGCTGGAAATGGGCTGTTCTTCCTGCTCCTGCATAGGCTCCAATACAGCGTCGTCCTGTACAGCCTGCTGCACGTTGTTGTTTTCGACCGTGTTTTCCATGGGTAATCCTCCTTTAAGGCCATTGCTGGCCGTCGTTCTTCCCGCAGGAAACGGGAAAAGCGCAATATATCAGAAAGAGGAGCGATTGCTCACTCCTCAATTTCTGGCGTCAGATTTGCCCTGGCATTATCAATCAGGGCTTGCCGGGTATTCACTTGCATTCCGGCCTGTGGCATTCTCGCCGCGGTCTGCCGTTGGCTGTTGGCGGACACTCCGGCGCTGGCCAGGGCGTTTGTCAGGTCGGTGGAGGTCAGCTTCAAACTCTGGTTCTCCTGCTGAAGCTGCTGCATCTGAGCGCCCATCTGTTCGATCTGCTGCTGCATCTGCTGCATCATGGCCTGTTGCTGTTCGTTTTCCTCGATGACCGGGAGAAGCCTGTCCTTGCCCTCGATATTCAAAAGCCGGAACAGCGCGGACAGCGGGAAGCTCTGCTGCATCTGCGCGGCCATCGTGAACGCCTGCATGTACAGATTGTTGATCTGGTCGATCCTGGACGGGTCGCGGGTGACACACTCCACCTGCACGGTGTACGGAGGCGGAGCCAGAACGCCCTTCTTCGGCTTATCAAAAAATTTCTTGGCCTCCATGGCAATCTTTCGGCGCTGGCCGTCCTTCCGACCCGTCACCATGACCACGCGGTCTTCGTCGTAAAACTCAGCCATCAGCCAGAGCACATGCTTCACGATCTGCTTGAAGCTGTTATTTAGAATCTGTGTCCTAGCTACCTGCACCTTCGCGCCTGCGGTCTGCAATGCGCTGATCGCCTTGCCGGATACAATACCGCCCGTTGATTCGCCACGGGTGAATGAGTTCGCGCCAGCGTCTGCTTTCAGGTCGTTCTGAAACTGTAGCATCTGGTTGGAGATCATGCCGTTGAACGGCATATTTTGCAGCCAGGTCACATCCTCGCCCTGGGTTACGCGGTCGCCCTCGATAATGTCCTGGCTCCAATCAGCCAATGCTTCCTTGTCGATGTTCGCGCCGCGCCGGGTCAGCAGACGGCCCTTGCTGCTCATGCGCAGGTTCATGTCGATGTACTGTGCGTAACGGTTGATGTACCGCATCATGGGCGTCAACTCATTGACCATGCCGTCACCGGCCAGGCAGCCCTCTATGGTATCGCAGCATACCACGTCAAAGGGATACATGCCGTGCATGTACACGTTCTTGCTGTCCTCCAACAAGGCGTGCCCGGCGCAATACGCAACGTTGATCGAATACCGGTTCTTCTTCGCGTCGTACTCCCGATACCAGTACTCAATCATCATGGCCCGGCCTTCGTCATTGCTCAGCTTTTCTTTCTGGACATCGCTCATGCCGACCTGATTGTACTGGTCTTCTTCATCGGCGATGTATGGCGCGGCTTCCGGCCAGTGCTCCTTATACCAGCTCAGAGGGTGCCAGGACAGCTTCATCACCGCCCGGCAATCTTCCAGCCTATCCGCCTGCGGGTCCCACAGAAAGGCCTCTATCGGCCAGCGAATGATCGCCACGTCGCCCTTGCCAAAGCTGGCGTCCTCGTCCCAGGCAATCTGCGTGATGGCCGTGCCCGGCCCGTAAAAGTCTTCAGACCGCCGACGGTGGATTTCCTCGAAGTTGTTGACCTCATACACCACATGATGTACCAGGTCTTGAAGATCGTCCACAGCGTCCTGCTTGTCCGGCGTTTCCGGCAGGAGCTTCGCCTCGGGAATGTTCTGCATCTGATCGGCGACCACATTGTTAAACGTGCTCTTCAGCGTTTGAAGCTGGAGGGCTTTTTCCGTTGCGCCCGGAGCGTCCTGCTCGGGGTCCTTCAGACGGACAATCGCCCGCGCTTCCCGCGCCGCCTCGTGGTATGGCCTGCATCCTTCCTCGAACATCGTCAGCCGGTCATACACCGTCTGGAGGAGCTTCTGTTGTTCCTCGTCAAGCGGCTGCTCTGTAAACGCCGCCTCGGTTAGGTTTTCGTATTCACTCATAAGTTACCTCGTGAAAGGGTCGTAGGGTTTCTGGCCCTCAGGCTTGGGCTTCTTGATCGGCGTGGTCGGCCTGCTCATGCAGAAATACCGCGTTTCGTCAAAGATATGGTCCTCGGCATCGGTGTCCACGTCCTCGGGCTTCGTCTGCGAATAAGGCAGGGTCGGAATCGTGCGGATGAAGTCTTTGCAAGTATTGAATATATACATCATCGGTCTGCCTTCCGGGTCAAACCTGAATCGCTCATGTACCTGCATCAAACCGGCCAGCCGTGTGTTATCACCTTTGCGGAACATAATGCCCGGCGCCGGCGGGTGCGGTGCCATCTGGTCGACTACGCTATCTCCTCGGCTTCTATCGAAATTCGCGGGGTCTGCAATGGCGTCGATATACACGTTGTTGTCCATCTCGTATTTCTGCCGTTCCAGAATCCCTTCCGCAATCTGCCGGGGAGTAAGCTCAAGCCCTACATTCGGCTGATTGGGTTTACACCCATACCACTCTTTGTATCGGTAGGCCCGCCCAGCAGGATCAATCGCCCACCACCCCACAGAAAACGGTTTGGTGAATCCATGGTCGAAACTCATGTACCGCGGCCAGTCCAGCGGAATCGGGAACGGGTCTATCACATGCGTCCATAGGCGGTCAGCATAATGCGCAGGGTCGTTCTTGAACTCGGTGAACACCTGGCCCTCGAAGCTGTCCCAATCGCCATTGAGCAGCGCACGCCGCAGCGCCTCGGGCTTCGTCTCCAGCTGGAAGATGTAATCCTCCGTGATGAACGGGTTTTCTGTTGCCAGCGCCGGTATATACTGCGTCCTGATCTTCCGGCTCTTATGCAGCGCCTCGGAATAAATCTCCTGGGTCTGTATGCTCATGTACGGCCCGGCGTCCACAAACATCTTCTTGACCCACCCGTGCCCGATATTTCCGGGGTTGCTGGCGCTCCGCACAATCGGCGTTACGCCAAGGCTTGTCTTGGCCCTCATACGGGTTTTCAGAAAATCGTATATGCTCTGCTCAAAGCTCGTCAGCTCGTCGAAATACAGAAACTGAATCTCAATGCCGGAATAATTAAAGCGGTCGGCCTCGTTCTCACAGTGCCTGAAAAGGATTTTGCTGCCATTCACTAACTGGAACTCGTGCCGCCCGGCGTTATATTTCGCCAGCTCTTTGGGGTAGCTCGCCTTAGCCTCTTTAATGTCTGTGTCATCCAACTCCTGGTACGTCCGTCGGAATATCGCTGCCGTCGTGCGAGGATTCTCCAAGCAACGAAAAAAGGCGTCCATAATGAGCGCCTTCGTTTTGCCGCCGCCCGCGGCCCCGCCATATAAAACTTCATCCGCCGGTGTACCGTGAAACGCTTCCTGCTTCGGCGTCGGCTGGTACTGTATCGTAATCAATCAGACTCAGCGCCTTCTAAATCCTCTGGCTTTCCAAGTTTCGGCATCCCCTCAACCCGTACCACAACCTCGTTGCTGTTTACGCCCATCACGCTGTCGTGATATTTGTTGATGACGTCGTTCGCCGCCTTGTTCGCCAGCCAGCCTTCCTTCGCACTCTTTGGGTCCAAATCCAACTGCTTGTCCAGCACTTGCAAACTCCGCGAATACAGCCCAAGCATCTCCCGGTTTACAATCGACCGGTAACAGTCAGCGTATCCCGGCTTCCCCCGCAGCTTGTGAAATTTCGTCGATGCAAGCCGCTTTTCCGTCGGCGTGCTTGCCTCTGTAATCCCGTAATGCACACGCAGAATCTCTTCTTCCTTCGTGCCGTATGCGTCTAACGTGCATATCAGCGCTTCTTTTACGTTCAGGCCGAAGCTGTGCCCGTTCGTGACTTTTGCCATGGTTAATCCCTCCTTGCCCCGGTAGTGGGTAGGTATCGGGGCGGTGATGTCCGTGGATGATGATTTTTTTATATATATGCGCTATAGGATGGTCGGGAGTCTCGTTTCACGATTCGGCCCCCCGGCTTCCGGCCAGACCCCCTACCCCCCAGGTACCGGGGTGCCCCGTTTCCGATCCGCCGTCGGCGCTGCTCGGTCGCTGGCTTGATATACATTCAAACCAGATACGAAGAAATACAAGGGAAACATCGGCTTTGTGGGTAGTGGTTGTGGGTAGTATGATAAAAACCAACTTGTATTGTATCTAACTATCTTCTGATCACCGCGTCGCGCCAGCTGGCTTCCGCCGAACGCTGGACCATGCACCATACGGACGCTTTGTCCTGGCCGCTGCCCCGGGTCCCCCGCTCTCTCGTTTGTTCTGAGCCTATTCCCAAGACTTACCCAACACTTACCCATTTTCAAAAGTTTAATAAGCGGAAGCAAAAATTCAGAAAAAAAACTTGAAAATTTCTGAAAAAGGGGCTTGACATGACGGAAACGTCGTGATATGATAGGGCCATGAAGAACACGACGGAAACGTCATGAACCACAAGAGGAGGTAAACACCATGACTATTAAGTACTTCGCCCACTGCAAGACCCTGGACCAGCTCAAGCAGGAATACAAGCGCCTGGCAAAGATTCATCATCCCGATTGTG